CGCAAGGGGCAATTACAAACTGCTGCTCAAGTTTTAGATTCTATCGGCAAAGTTATAGGCGAAAGTGTTGAACACGTAAGCATCCAAGCTCCTGAACTATCCATAAGAGTAGAAGCTAAAGAAGACTTATCATAATCACGTAGAACTTGGTTTCGGATATATATTTAAGTTGTACGGGCCGTGATATAGATATGTAAAATTTGCTACACCACCCCCGTATATTTTGATACGTTACGTTGTATATAGTTACTAGGATAATCTCCAACACTAGGCTATAATTAATACATAAGATTTGATGGAGAAAAACCATCAAAAAATAATCTTATCACTTTTGAGTATTTATACTCACAAAGAAACTTGACAACTTAAAAAAAGTTGGAGCGTTTGCTCAGGTTTGGCTAGTCACCAAGCTTGAAAACACTTGGCTAAACACTAAGAGAGGCGTTTTTATGCTTCTCACACGTGCTTTTGCTACGTGAACAAAAACTATTCTCATTCTTTAAATTATCTCATTATGAAAGATTACGAATTTGATCACAAGACTTATGAGCAAGAGTCAAAAGACACCTTGCAAGTGAGCTTCAAAGAAACCGATCCAGAAGAAGGCTTTCGGTTAACTGTATCTATTCTCTCTGAGAAGTACGGAGATAGTAAAGAAGTCAAGAGCTTGAACGTATCAGCAGAGGATTTTTTCAAGTCATTTGATCAAGTCACATCTGAGAAGTTTATGGCTATGGCTAATCGCTACTTTGTAAACTGGGAGGGATCATGACAACAACAATCAAAAAAAGCTTCTGCCTAGATGCAGAAGCTTTGGAGACAATCGAGGATAACTGCTGCGGATGGTGTGATTGGGCTTCTGAAATTTGGTTTCAAATTAATCCAGAAGCTCCCGAGTCATCAACTATCAAAGTAGTTGAAGAACATGAAGAAATGGAAGGTTCAGTTACTCACTATCTTTCAGTTAAACAACTGGAAGAAGCTTTTGAGCCTTGCATTAAATCAGTCAATTCTGATATTGCTAGCTACTTAGTAGATTTCATTGATACTAACGATGCTGGCCACTTAGATGCAGAAGCCTCTGATTGTCTTCTACAATTCGCTTGTTTCGGCGAGCTTGTTTACGGTTAACGAACCAAAAACAAACCCTAGTTAGTCACTAGGGTTAATTTCTTTTTTTCTCATTATGTCACGAACCAAGATCAAACAGTTGGGAGCCAATCGGCAGGAAATCCACTTATCAGACGAACGAACAATTTTATTCGTAAGTTATGAAACTGTGGTAGCTGGTAGGGTTCCGATTCTTGATAAAGAATCAAATCAGTTTATAGATACATATCTAAGAACTGAATTTAATCATTCAAGAACCACGCAAAAACACATAACAATGTGGCTTGATGGAGTCGAAGCAGAGAAAAGGTCACAAGACTTTTTTGATAAATTACTTCCATTGGTAGGATAAAAAAATGTATCAAGTAATTTATTCTGCCGATTATCAAGATAGGAAACCAAGTGTTTCCTATTTTGATTTCTTCGATGAAATGCAAGACTACTTATTTGAAGAAGTTCAAAGAAGAGTAGATTGGACGGTTCAGCATAGCCCGTACCAAGTGAGCGAAGAAGACCTAAAAAGTTTTGAAGAAATCGAGTGGACTTTAATTCAAATATTAGAAGGTGAGAACGTCAAAGAAATGAAAACAATAAGCCCTAGTATCTTCTAGGGTTTATTTTTCAAAATTTTTCAGGATTTTTCAGGATTTTTTTTTTAAGAATTTTTTTCAAAAATAGAAAATCTTGTAAGCATTAATTTTTGGTATAAAAATTTATTTTTAATTTTCAATTCTTCAGTTAGGAGAGAATCCCATTCATTTTGTTGAATGTCTTCTAAGGATTTGAATGGTTTTAGGCGTTCAGGGTTTTCATTCATGAATGTTTTTTTCTGAAGTTCTAAGTTTAGAGCTTCAACTCCATGGTCATGAATGAATTGCTTAAGTTTTGACACTTTACTTGTTAATTTGACATTATCAGGTTATCATAGAATTATTAATTTACAAATCTGATTTATGAAACTTCTAACAGAGTCACTCAAGAAAAAAATTCCACCTTTATACGCTCAAGACGGTAAAGGTGATAATGCTACTGTCTACGCTAAATTTTTCTGTCCTTGGAATAGCTGGACGTGGTATGTAACAGAATACGATCCAAAAACAAACAACTGTTTTGGATATGTTGACGGTGACTTTCCTGAATTTGGAGAATTTTCAGTAGCAGAACTGGAAGCAGTTAAACACCCTAAATTAATGCTAGGCATTGAAAGAGAAATACATTTTTCTCCTATCAAGCTTAGAGATCTAGGAGTTAAATTATGACTCCTTTAAAAACTATCATTCTTGACGCTATCAAGAAAGAAGATTCTTATAACCCTAATTGGACTGAAATTCAGTCCTTTAGGTGGTTATTAGATACGGCTTTACGTTCCAAAAGCTATGACTATGAAAAATATGGAGCGATATATGCCTTAAAAGAATTTTTCATAGGTATTGGCATTCATATTCCAATCTGGACTGAAGAAATAAAAAGTTTAGGGTATGACGAAACAACATACTGGGAAAATTTAGCTTTAACCGTTTTAAGTGAGGTCGATTAATGGAATTTCATTCTTTATTTCTACCTGATTTTTATGGCAGTGCTTTAGTCAATAATGATTATTCAGGTTTAAATGATGATGATGAGAAATCATTGCATAGTTTAACCGAATATTGGAAAGACGATCTTGATTTTAGTGTTGTTGACGTTCCAAGTGATGAAAATGCTTGTATTGAAAGTCATTTTATGACTTATCACGATGCTAAACAATTTGGCGTTTTAGCTTGTGATTGTTGGGAATACAAAATACTAATTAAACCTAATTCACCTTTTAATTAATCATTATGGAATTTAATCGTTTTGACATCGTTGAAGCTTATCATCTTTGGTTTACGCATTTTTACGATGGTATGTTTCATCCAAATTATATTCGTAGATGCAGAATAGAAGAAAATTTACAGTTTAGGCCGAGTATGTGTCATAGCTATGAATCTTTAACTGAGAATGGACAATATATTTATGACCAGTTAGAGCAAAAAAAATTTGTATCTAGGAGTTATGAATAATGGAAAGAGATATGAAAAAAATCATTGAAACATTACAGTCTCATGAGGCTGATAATGCTTTAATTAATGATGTTTTGGTTATGCTCCTAAATAATCAAATTCAATCAGCAAAAGCTACAAAAAATTGTCTATTAGAAATAAAAGAAAATATTGAATCTGAACGTACCAATAAGAACAAAGCTATTGAGATAATTAAAGACTTTGTTGTTGATATAGCTGAGAGACTAATTGTTTTGGAGAAAAAATTATGAATTTTAATGTTTCTATTAACTGCGATAATGCAGCTTTTGATGATGATCTTACAGGTATAGAAATTTGTAGGATCTTAGG